TGTGGTTGCACAAAATAATGTATACGAAAGTATCCCCCGCCTATTTTGGCGGGGGATACTTTATCCTCGCATCTTTCGCATCACGTTATCATACATTCGCACGTTGGTCACTTTCAGCGCATCCATCAACTCGTCCACTATGGCCCACGCTTGTTCAGGCGCACGGGATGATACCGCTTGTATAAAGTCACTGTCACCATCTACCACATCGGGCGCCGATGCGCTGGAATACATAGCCACCGGTGCAGGGTTTCTCTGCCCTTTGTGCTGGTTTTGTATAATGTACAGCGCGGCCAACTTCTCGTAGTTCGGCCAACTTGACTGTTCCGTTTCCAGCCTGGCTATCCAGGCTTTAAGTTCCTTTTCGTCGATCAAGGGGAACTACCCCCTCTCAGCCCTCCACGGCATCCATGCACCGCTGAATGGCGTTGCGGATGGTATCATCATCGGCATTGTCCAGCATCTCTTGCAGCTGGCGCTTCATGTCATCTTTTGCGCCGTCGCGGCTATAATGGCCGCGCACATAATGGGTGCCACGCCGTGCGTAGGAGCTGCCGCCGCCGTAGCTGTCGCGGGAATACCTGCGCTGGGAATAGTCGCCGTCGCGGGAGTAACGCCGCTGGGAATAATCGCCGTCACGGCTGTACCCTTCATCTTCCATCAGACCAATTTTGTCGATGTTCTTGATGGTGCTTACCAGCTTATGCGCGATGTCCAAATCACCTGCGCCAAGTTCGCCTTTGTGGGCGATCTCGTCAAGCTCCTTGCAAAGCATATCGCGCAAATCGTACATTGCTTTCATACTCATAGTTTACTCCTTTCAGCTTACGCGGTCAACGGTCAAGTTGGAGTTAGCGAAATTGATTGCCTGTGTGCTGGTGTTCTCCATAGCCACAGTCAGGCAACAGCCCTTCGGCACCTCCACAATGGCGCTGACATAAATGTTGAAATAGTTTTCCACGGCGGCGGGTGTAACGGTCGCCACGGCACTGGTCAGCGGTTCACCGTTGATAGCCAGCGCGGCGGTAATAGCTCCCACCGTGCCGCCGGTAGGGATAGCGATGTTGCCGCCAAAAGCCACGCGAAAACGTGCCTTGCACTGGTTTGTCAACCCGCGCAAAGTTACGATGCCTGCTCCGGCTCGATGCACGATACACGGCTTGTTGTTGACCGCAGTTTCCGTCAGGGGAACGTTCTGCCCAGCAGCAACGGTCTGAATTGCCGCAGAAGTAAATTCTGCCATTAAAATCATTCCTTTCTCAGTTAAAATAAGCGGCGGAGCTATTGCCCCGCCGCGTTGGTATCAGTATCAGCACGGGGCTGACCATTTTCCCCATGTGGGGAAAAAGCTATGCTATGCAGTTGTCAGCATCCGCAGCCATTGCAGTTGTACTGATTGCCGCATCCGGTGTACTGGTATGGAGCAGGGACGCTGAACGAAGGAACGGGGCGCGGATTGTAATACGCGAACTGTGCGCTAACATAGTTGCGCATATCAAGCGTCTGAGCAGACTGAGAGGCCGCGAGGTCAGCAGCAAAAAGACGCTGGTTCTGTTCAGCAATCTTCGCGTCCTTCGCAGCGATCTCCTGCGCAGTGAGACGCTGATCGATGCTACGGAAGCCGCAGTTCATTGCATCAATGATGTCCCGCGTCGTGTTCTGCACGGTGTTGCGGGTATCGCAAGCCTGCGTCGCCATGTCGTACCGCACCTGGGCGATAGCCGCCCGGTTCTCGCAGCAGCACTCCTGGTTCTGCATCTGCATGGCGGTGAGCTGCTGCATGAGCGCCGCCTGCTGGTTGCTGCGGGAAAGCTCGGCCTGTGCAAAGCCGTTTGCCATCGCCATGTTGGTGCCGTTGACAAGCTGCGCCTGCTGGTAAAATCCGTCGCAAAGTCCCTGATTTACACTGTCGATCTTGCGCTCGACATTGGCAAAATCAGAGGTCAGAACATAACCGTCCATCACGCCGTTGCCGCCGCCACCGAAGCCGAAGCCGTTACCCCAGCCGCCAAACGCGGCGAAAATGAGGAACAGCACGATCCACCACGCGCCATCGCCGCCCCAGCCGAAGCCGTTACCGTTGCCGGTGTTGGCAGGAGCCACAGGCATAGTCAGCATGGTGCCGTCAGAGGAAAGAGACATAGTATCACTCCTTTTGAAAAAATATTTATATCAAACCGTGGCCACGATTTTGATTACTTGAAAAGCCCCTGAAATTGGTTCGCCATTGACTGTATCTTGTTCAATTGGTCTTGTGAGATTTTGCCGCTTTGCAGCATTTTCTCTACTTCCGCTTTTGGGTCGCCTTTAAAACTTGCCTTGAACTGCTTGAACTGCTGTAACAGCTGGGGAAAGCCGCTCATCGGCCCCGGCATCTGTCCGCCACCTAACGCATTGAAAAACGGATTGTTACTCATCGTCCTCTTCCTCCTCCACCTTGCGCTTTTTCTTGCCCTTTATTTCGCCCACAAGCGCCGCCAGCGCATCGAACTCCTTACGGGTCACATATTCCGGGGCGGGAGCTTTCTGCGCGTCAGGAGCGCTTGCAAGGCGTTCCACAAGGTCATACGTCTTGAGCGTCGGCTTGCCGCTTGCATCAGCCTGTTTCAAGTAAACTACGGGAGCCGTGCTGTCCCACAGCGCAATAGCAGAGTTGGGCGCAATCAGCCAATTCTCCGCCTCTGGCCTACCAGCTACCCACTGTACGCCGCCCTGCGCCACCGGGTTCTGCATGGGTGGCATTTGCGGTATTTGCGGCGGCATGGTCTGCATCTGCTGCTGCCGAAGTTGGGCAAGGTTGTCCTGCATTGGCTGCGGGTAATAAGGGTTGAAATACGGGTTAAATGCCATAGTTACGCCTCACTTTCTTTCTGCCAGTAATACAAAACAATTTCGTTTTCGCTGTTCCAGCTGTCATAGATCACGCCGTCCTGAACACACACGACGTGCCAGGATAGCGCAAGGATAAACGTCCCCTCCGGGTGTTCATCGGCGAACCTACCGACTGTGTAGCAATCCGGGCAAGTATCCGGCACAATGTACCGCTTGTAGCCTATCCGCCGCAGATACGCACCCCACACGGCGTTTGCGGATGGCATGTCACCTTCCAGATACCCCTCTATTGCCATAGCAAGGTACGTTTCGCCCCACTCTTTCCCGGTGGCTTTTGAAATAGCCCGAACGGTGCAGTCTCCCACATTTTTCCCGTGTGGGTTTTCGTTGAAGTAGCTATACATGCGCCGACACCATTTCTATCACCTGCACATAGGCTTTTAGCCCCGGAAGATCGTCTTGATACGCCCAAATGATGTCCTCCGCCATCTGCTGGGTAAATCCCAACGACACCAGCTTTTCAACCATGCAAGCACCTCCGTTTCTTGCAATAAGCGTAACAAAAAACTGCCTCCGCAAAGGGGCAGTTAAAGGTCAGAAAAAGGTCGTTAATTACCAAAATATTTACTTGTGCAATTCCCCAGACACGGTGTATAATAATGACAGCCATCCCGGAACACTCCCGGCTGGCATCTTATCCATTTTTATACGCCCGGTTCCCCCCCCCTACTGGGCGCAAGCAAAGAAGCCGCACCTTTTCAGGTGTGGCTTCTTTCTTCGTCTGCAAACTTTTGATACGCTCTTCTGCGGCACCGCTTTACCGTTTCCGGGGAAACATTCAGCAGTAACGCCGTTTCACAATAGCTTTTTCGCTTCACGTCACATTCAATAACGCACACCGCTTCGTCAGGCGGTAGCTGGGCGCTCATCACATACGCAATAGCCCGCTTTGGTGCCATACTCTGCAATCTGCGCCGTATCTGCTTGTGGTAGCTGTCCATAACACGGTTTTAGCCGTGAGCTTGCGGGACTTTACGCCGGGGAAAGAGGCGGCTTGTCGTAGCTCTTTCCCGCCCAGCAGATTTATTTTACTTCACGATCTCCCATGTGCCGCTTTTCCCGTCCGCGCTCCGCGTCACCTTCACGGTGTACGTTTCGGTTACGGTCGGCTGTTCCGGTGTCTCCGGCTCCGCGGGCTTCTCCGGCTCCACATACGGAATACCGAACCACTCGCACAGTCCCTTGGCGGCGCTCTCCGCCACCTCTGTCATGTGCTCGTGCCACCAGCCGATGTCGTTGGGGTTGTCGTGGAAAGCGTGCTCCTCGTAGTAGCTCACCGCGTTCGGCACCCGCAGCTCGTACCACTTTGCGTTTGGCACCAGCGTCACCTTGCCGGGGTACACCTGCTTGCGGTATTTCACCATGATCTCGCCCAACTTCTTCCCCTTGCTGGAATAAGTGTAGTACATGGGGTTGCACCCGCTCACCCGTGTCTGCTCCGCGCCGTTGCTGATGGCGTTGGTGTGGCTTACGTAGTGCACATCCGCACCCCATGCGTCGCTCTCCCGGACGTTCTGCTTCATAATGTCGTTGCCGTTGTCGCTGTTCATGGGTGTGCGCCGATAGCCGCGCTTGGTGGCAATGCCGCAGCGGTTCAGGATCGGCTCCAGAATGTCGATGTACTCGTTATTTTCAAGTGCCTCATAGCACTGTTTCCCGTCCGGGCGGGGATATACACAGGGGTTTGCCATGTGCATAGCCGGGGACAGGTAGACTTTCGGGGCAGCCATTTACATAGCCTCCTCATCCAGCGTAGATTTCTTATAGCTGGCGCTGGAAATGCCCAGCAGCGCGCCAAGGAACACGGTGATGCAGGAGATAGTCCCCGCCACCTGCTCGATGTACGGCCAGCCCCAGATGCCGCCCAGTCCCACGTACAGGGCACTGAGGGCGGGCAGCACGATCATAACCACCCACTTGATGATGTCATAGGTCTTGTTGTTCAGCTTCATAATTTTTCCTTTCCGGCTTTACGCCTCTCGCTTGATGGGCAGCTTTCTTACTTCCTCCATGACCCGTTTTGCGCTGCCGTTGCCGCCCATCTTTTCATACGGCTGGTACAGATAGTCATTGAGGTTTTCGTACTCGTCCTGCGTGATGTACCCTCGTGTCACGTACACCATGCCCAGATGGATGATGCGGTCATGCGCCAGACCCACCAGCATCTTCCGCTCTGCGTTGTTCTTGTCCGCCCGCTTCGATACCAGTGCCCACAAACCGCTGCTTGTCAGCACCGCTACCGCCAGCGGTACGGCGATCTGCTGTACCCACGGTTCCATTCGCCGCGTTCTCCTCTCAAATTATTTTCGCCCCTCGACACCCTTCGACCGTTTCTGCCACGCCCCCTGTGCTATCCTGCTTGCAGAAAGGAGGTGATCACATGGGCGAATATTTCACCCTGTTTAACGCCGTCACCGACGTTATTACCCAGCTTGAACAAACCGTGGCCGCGCTCAAACAGGCACAGGTCAATGCCGAAGAAGCCTACATCCAGCGGGGGGAGTAATTTCCCCGCCCTTTTACTCCGCCGCTTCCTCCACCGCTTCCTCCGCCGGGCTATTCAGCTTCTCCAGATACGCCGCCAGATATGCCTCCGGGCTGGCCTGTTCACCTACGATGCTCTTGGCTGTCCGCAGGGTGTTGATCTCCGTAATGTACCCATCGTCCCCCACACAGAGCACTGTCTCATTCTCGTACTTGAAGTTCTTGATAGCTTTAGCTACCCGTTCGTCTTTGCAGGTCTCTCCTGCCTTTACAATGTAACCGGTATACATATTTGTTTCCTCCTTGTTTTATTGTTTGGTGGCGTTTGCTGCCAGCCATGTGATAAAGTCGTCAGATGCCGTGGCACCAGAGGGAAATATCAGATATTTATATTTGTATTCCCATGCGTTGGTTCCGAAATTGTACAGTACATTTTCGGTGCCAGTCGTTAGCTGGACAGACAATCTGTGTAAGCCGCTGGTCGTATATGTTCGGATAAGTGAGGCCGCGTATTGTGTGCTGACTGACGAGCCCACGGTGAACGATGTATGCACACTGAAATCACTCTCCGGCGCAACCAGCGTATCATTCAGCACCCACGTCCCCTCAAGCGTAGGTGTGGGTTCAGGTGTTACCCCCCCAACGGGGTACCATCCAGAGATATCCACTTCTGTTGTGTGGTATCATACAGGTACGCATCCTTGGCTTGTGCATAGCCATCAGTTCCTCCGAGGTATACTCCGTTTACACCGATACTCAGTGCTCCATTCTTGACCTTAACAGCTTGCCAGATGTTGTTAAACAGCGACTCCTGAATGAGGAGTTTACCGTTCTCCAGTTCATAAGCCCCTGTAAATTTGTATGCAGGGTTATTAACCCCTCCTACCCGAGCAAATACAAGTTCTGTACTTGACAGCAGAGTAGAGTTATGGGAATTTCCTACATGGCTTCCTACTGTAACAAAATCAAAATCTCCTGTTACAGTGTTAAACATTTGAGCATAGTCAACGCTATCCCCATCGTTAGATAACCCGTTAGGGGTATAGCCTCTACTCAAACCGCCGAACCAGTAAATAACTCCTCCGATGTTTATTCCCGGCATAAAGCAACACCTTACGGACTTCTTGTTAACGAGTACTTTCGTTCTTGAGCCTATCTTTGTTTCGGTATCAAAAAATTCTATATAATCATTGTACGGAATAGAACCATCAGAACTTGATGTAACTCGTTTTGCATACAGTATACTTCCTACTGCTACGACCGAGGCTCCTCTCATGTCGGCAGAAGTAGTATAGAAGTATCCTATGTCTGTAGCAGTAGATGGGTCATCAGAGTCTATTTCGTATATATGAGAAGAACCAATATACGCAGAAGTGCCTGTAGAGTCTTCTTGTCCAGCAGTAAAGTAGATTTTTGTACCTACTACGACTGCACTTCCGAGTTGACACTTATCAGATATTCCCGAAACAGTTACATGTGTATAGGTATTAGTTTCTGTATCGAAAACTAAAATATTCTTAGTGCTGTTACCTGAACTGGCAGCTGAAGTAGTATAAGAATCATTACTGTGACCAAACAAATAAAATATCTTATTCCTAATGACTACCGCCGGAGCAGTGTGGTGTTTGAAGTTATTAGTGGTTCCGTTTACTGCGACCACCCACTCCCCGTCTTTATACTTATAAATAGTATTATATGTTTTAATGTAAAAATGACCATTGCAGAACGCAAGAGATTGACGAGTGGTGGAGCCTGTAGAAAGTCCATAAGCAGAAACTACCTGTTTCCCGAAAGACGTAGCCTCCTTTACTGTCACTTCGCTTGGCTTATCAGCAATCCGTACCCACAGTTTGCTTGTATCACTGGGTGGAGTGAGACCGTAGGCTATGTTCAGTTCTCCGCCGCCGCCAGCGGATATTATGCCCTTGCCCACAATGGCGCTCATCACGACACCTCCTTCACGTCGTACACCGTCACCTGAATACTCAGGTCAGCGGTGGGTTTCTCGCCCACAGCCACGGCGGTGAACGTCCCGTTCTCGTTCTTGATGTAGATGGCGTTGGTGCTGTCGTCCAGCATCTGCTGTATCGCCGTTGCGTCCGCCTGAATGTCCGCCTGACTGGTGGCCGTACCGCCCGTGATGGTCACGCCCTGGGTGTAGGGGCTTGCGCTCCCTGTCCAGCTTGCCGCCGCCAGCGTCAGCGTCAGTTTCTTGTCCGTTGCCTTGCCCGCAACGGCGTTGATGGCCTGAGAGGGCGTAGCCGTTGCCGGGTCAAGCCCCAACGTTTCCGCCACCTCGTCCGTCAGTAGCGTTGACTTGTTCAGCGGAGTGCCCTCTGTGGTGGGGTTGTCCTGCCGTGTCATGTCGTACACGTTGTCCTGCCCGGAAACAGGCGTGAGCTTGACGCGGCCAGGATAAAGGGAAATTCTGTCCTGCATATCTGCTCCTTTCCAAAAAAGATGGAGCCGACTACGTTTCCATAGTCGGCTCCTATTGCCCTTTCCCGTGCCCCGATTGGCCGGGAGTAACGTTTAATATTTGATTTCGTTGGAGTACAAATCTCCGGAGTAAAACCACGACTTGGCTATGTTCTGCACAAGCTGGTCTACCAGTATGAGGATGCTTTCAATGTCGTTGGCCTTTTGATAATCCAGCGGCATTGTCGGCACCTTTGGGGTATTAGCTGGCACAGGCAACGCACTGCGTATTTCTGCAATGTCCGCGAGGTACTGGTCAATGTCCGCCTGCGTGGGAATGTCCGTTTCCGTCCACCCTTGCTTTGCCGTTACCGTCACGCTGTACCCGCTGGCTTCCAGTTCTTCTGCCACATACAGCACAGCCCCCGCAACGCGGTTCAGGTCAGTGTAGTTGTACGACCCCTTATTGTCGCTCAAGAGAAGCACGTCTGCCGGGGTGCCGCGCCCAGCCTCTATTCGACTGAGCGCGGCTATAACCCCGTCTACGTCCGCTTGCGTTCTGTCCGTAATAAGGGACAGCATACCGTAGTTAAGGGTAAACTGGTAACTGGCGCTTGTGCCCGCCGCGTTGATAGCCGTCAAAGATACGGCGTACTTTTCATCCGAAGCACGGTCTACTGTGGCTTTCCACGCTTCGCCGTCCAGCGTCCACACGTAATCCTTTCCGTTGACCGAACCGGAAACATAGACGATGGCAGCGGGAAGGGATACGCGAATATCTCTGCTCAAGCTATCACCTCTCACTCAATGGTAACACTAATGACCATCGTCTTTCCGGTATCGACCGGGTTCGGTGTAATAGTCGCCGCCTTGATTTTAGGAACAGAGGTGTCCAGTGTAACCGTCCGCGTGACGGAGCTTTCCTTACCTGCCGCGTCCTTGGCCTTGACGATGATGGTGTTGCTGCCCTCTTTCAGCGTCACTACCTTGGAGAAGGTGCCGCCGGTGCCCACAGGGACTGTCCCCTGATCCGTGCCGTTCAGGGAGATGGTGATGGTCACAGGGGAAGACGTCGCGTCGTTGGTAGTACCGGCCACAGTGACGGAAGAAGTCGCCGTTATAAGCCCATCCGCGGGGGATGTCACATTCAGCGTGGGCGGGACAGTGTCCACAGTATAGGTCGTGGACTTCTCCGTAGCCGCGTTGCCGTCGTGGTCTTTGCAGTTAATGGTCACGGTGTGACTGCCGTCGCTGAGTGCCGCAGACGGCGTGTAGGTCACGCTGTAACCATTGGCAATAGCCGTGTGCGTGATGTTCGCCGCCGCTACAGCCGTGCCGTCCTGCTTCACCACCAGGGTGCTGATGTCCACACCGGAACCGCCGCTTTCATCCACGATGTTGAATACCACCGGCTGCTTACTGTTTGCCACATACGCGCCGGACGTGGGGGACACGATGGTGATAACAGGTGCCACAGTCTCTTTGACCACCAGTTTCAGGCCGTCTACGGTAGATGCGTCCGCGCTGCCCTTTGTGCCCGCTTCGTTGGTTGCTTCGACGGATACGTTGTAGTAGCCGCCCGCCAGATTGTACGACGTTTTCCCCGGCGCGGTAATGGTCGCTTCCCATTTGCCGCTTGCGGAGTTCAGCGTCAGGTCGTATGTCTGGCCGTTGATCGTCGCTTTTACTGTCTTGATTGCCATTTATACCTCCCCGGCGTAAATATCGCCGCAAAAGAAATGATATGGTTGTGGTACACGCGGGTACGGCGTATGGGGGCTTTCGCCTGCGTATAGATCTCCGCTATAGTAGTAGCTGGGATACACGATGACGGTTTCCTCTATTACCGTTACCTGTAGTCTTACCTTGCTATTGATGGTCGCCGGGTTCGGCAGCAGTACAGCCGCCGCTATCTTCGGCACCTGTGCTGTATAATCCGCCATCGGTTACACCTCCCCGGAGAACAGGTCGTTGCTGTAATAGAAGTACGGGCTGATGATCCACGCGCCTGTGACTTCCGCGTTGTACACCACCGTGTTGGACAGCTTTATCTCCATCTTGTGGAGATTGCCTGTGGTCAGCAGACCCCACGGCGTGTAGATACTTACGCACTCACCCAGCTTCTCACCGTCGTACACCACCCGCGCCGTGTTGGTGTCGCGCAGGGAGTAATACTTGTACAGCCTGTCAGCCACCGCCTGTCCGATGTCATCAGATACCAGCGTTGCCGCCGTTACCTCCTTAACGTTCTCCCGGTCGGATGCCGTCACGTTGGGATTGATAGCGCTGTACACTGTCCGGGTGTCCTGATACTTTACGCCGTTAATGGTCACGTTGCCGTTGCTGGCTTCCACGTAGCTGTGCGCCGTCACATTTACCTTTGTGACCACCGCCCCGGTAGTGACCGCCGAGCCTACGAACGTCCGCCCGCGCGGGATAAGAATGGGCTTTGTCGGTTGGTTGAACACGCGGATTTTGCTGCCGCCGTCCGTTGCCAGGCACACGCCCCATGCAAATATCACTTGCTGGATGGCACTGCGGTTCGTGCCCTTGACAAGTACGCCTTTCAACGTGGTATCCTCCACATCGTCCGCGTACTCCACCTCAAAGGGCTTTGCAAGCGTTTCTAACAGCGTTTTCGCGCTTGCCCCATCAAGGTATGCGCCGCCGCTGAACGGCGTGTATTCCAGCACTCCAAGTGCGTCCTGACACTCCACCACATACACGTTTGCGGACGTGCGTGACGAGTTGTTAATGTAGTATGTCCCCAGCTGCCTGTTGTCGTTCCACACCTCCACCGGCTGCTTCAGCTGGAACAGATAGTCCACGTCTTTCAGGCTGTCCAGCGTCCAGTTCAGCGTGGACACCGGCAGCTCTACGGCGGCTTCGTTCGCTTGGTTTACGATGGATGCGTTGCGTATCTCGTTCATGCCGAATTTACGCACCACGCCCAGCACGATCTCATTGACCCGCGCCCGCCGATGGGGGACTACGGTCTTTTTCAACGTGACCTCCACCTTGTCGAAGCTCTCCACCCGGCAATCGCAGAAGTACACCGCATTGTCCAGCTGGAACGACTGCGCCCGCCGCAGCACCGCGCCCTGATACCACGAGATTTCCACCTCGCTGCAATATTCCCCGGTATCCTCGTCAAAGGTGAGTTGGATGCCCATGCTGGAATACTGCTGTGTAAATGTCATGGTGATTTTTGGCGGATTGGTAAACTCTCCGTTGTCCCCGGAAACTTCCGTAGACCAAAAGCCTACCTTGTCATCCGCGTACACGCCGTCAAAAGTGCCGTCCAGCACCCAGCGGCTCCGTTCCAGCGTGATAAGCTTCCCTGGAGCCGCGCCGTGGGGGATTTGGGAGAAGTCACCTGTCCCCCCGGTAGCGGTCACAGTCGCGTCATCCGCTGCGCCGGGGGCTATGTCTTTGTACAGAATAGTCGTTTTCGACATAGGCCACCTCTTAGGGGCGGAGCTGCGCGTCCATCGGGACGAAGTTCACCTCAATCTCGCCCCAATAGTTCACGCCCCCATCGCCCTTCTCCAAGTCCTGCGACGCGCTGGTGTAATACGCTTCATAAGCAATGGTTGTCTGGCCGTCTGCCGCTTCCAGCATAACGGAGTCATCAACGCTATGTTTGTACAGGTAGTTCCAGAAATCGTCCAGCCCCTTGTAGTTATTTCCGCGCCGAAACACCGTCAGCTTGTGTCCAAGGTATGTGCCGATGACGTCACGCACCATGCGTCCTGTCATTACACGCCCTGCATTTTCGCCGTCCAGCACGTTAAAGTTGCGGTTGTACTTGGAGATAGCCACGTCGGCGTCAAAAGAGATGCCGTTTAGTTTGATGTAGTTCATCCTTGCACCTCCGACAGATTAACGCCGATGCGCGTGCCCTCCGCCTTGTTCAGCCGGTACACGACCTTACCCAGAACGTCTTTATCCAGCACCAACACGGCTTCATTGCTTCCGCCGTAGCCGCTTTCTGCAAGGGCTTGTTTGAACGCCTGCACCATCGTAGCAAGGGGCGTTTCAATGTTCGTCCCAGACTTCTGATCGCCAAGCACTGCCATAAACTCCCGGTTCGGAGGAATGACCGCGCCCTGCGCCAGCCGAGGGATTTTTAGCTCGTTCACATGGGGAATATTTATGCCAAAGGATTTTCCGCCAATACCCGGGACCCAATCCGGAATTTCAAAGTGTATCTTGTTTAACTGGTCAATAAGCCAGTTGATACCCTTGATGATAAGATTTACAGCCGCCTCAAGTGTACCGACAATGGTATTCCAGATGCCCCGAAAAATCTCTTTGATACCTTCCCACGCTTTTTCCCAATCCAGCGTAAATACGCCGGTAAGGAACTCAATAAGCCCGCTAAAGATTTGCTTCATTCCCTCGACTACGTCATTAACGTAAGTCTTCGCCAACTCAATAAGCTCATGGAACTTACCGTTTGTGTTTTCGTCAAGCCAGTCGAGCAAACTTGTCAGCCCCAGCTTAAACCAGTCAAAAACGCCCAGCACAAATGTCTTCACACCGGTAAGCATTTGAATAACAGACTGCTTCATTTTCTCCAAATCTCCGGTCAAAATTCCAGAGATAAGACCAAGTGCGCCCTGCACGATGTCTTTTATGCCAGTCAGCATGTCACCTACCGGTGTGCCAGCCAGACCGCACTTTTCTATGATGGTGTCTATGATCTGACCAAAAATATTTCCCACAAAGTCCAGCAAATCGGCTAACAGTATCCGGGCGTGGTTCACAAAGTTGATTATGTTGTCCAGCGCCGCGCCCCAATCGCCGGAGAATACGTTGCCGATAAACCCGGTGACATCCTTAAACAGGTTTACAATGTCTTGTCCTATCTTCTTGAGCTTGTCCGCGATTTTATCAAGAAATGCAAAATTTGTTGCCGTGCTGAAATCCGGTAGAATAATGCCGGATCCGCCGCCACCTTCGCCGCTTAACTTGTTAATCTCATCAAACGACGCAAGCTGTTTACTTGCAGACTTTGCCGCTCCGGCAACGCCTTTATATGCGTTCTTCTGGTCGTTCAGGGACTTTGCCGCATTGGCGCTTTCTTTTGCCGTTGTTCCAAATAGGGCGGATACAATATTTGCAATAAACGAAACCACCGTAGCCAGTACCTTAACCAGCGCAGTAAACGCCGGAATGATGACCTGCACAAGCGGCTGTGCCAGCGTCAGCAACGCACCCTTGAGCTGCGCAATAGCGTCCCGTGCTTCGCCGTTTACGGCTACCACGTCCGCCAGCCAATCCCGGAGGGCCGCCAACGCACGGGCAATGATGGTAAAGACCAGCGCACGCTTTGCCAGCATTTTTACGCGCTTCGTGAATGCCTCCATGCCCTGGGATGCTTTGTTTAACCCTTCTTGTATTTTCCCTGCGTTCTTGCCGGTATTGCCAAGCTGCTTTCCTAACTCACCGGCCTTTGCTTTCATTCGGTCAAGCTCCGCTTCTCCCTCACGGATAGCGGCGTTTTGCTTGTCCAGTTTGTCATTCATGGCGTTCCATTCTTTTTCCATAGACGCTACAGCGGCCTCTTGCTGCTTGATAGCATCACTGGTGAAGAACTCGCCGCCGCCCTTCATCTGCGCCAGTTTTGCCTTTGCTTCGTCAAGCTGTGCGCCCAAATTGTTGGCCTGATTAAACAAAGTATTTCGCGCGGATTTTTTGTTATTGAGCTTTTCCTGCAGCGCTTCTATTTTCTTTCCCAGCGCATTGAGTTCTTTCTGCGCCTGCTTATCGTCAATGTCGGCCTTGATGATAACGGAGCCGTCCGCGTTTGCCATACAATCACCTACTTGCTTTTATGGTATTTATGTGGTACTATAAACAAACCACAAAAAACTTCTTGGAGGGTGGAAGAAAATGGATAAAATGACTAAGTGTAAGACCTGTGGCGCAGATATTGCAAAATCCGCGAAAGTCTGTCCCGCTTGTGGAGCCAAACAGAAAAAACCGGTTGTGCTGATCGTTATAGCTGTGTTTATTGCTATCGGCATTATTGGAACTGCGCTTGGCGGGAGTTCCCCAGAAAAGGTGGGGGATACAGACGCAAAAGGCGGAAGCGGATTAACTGCTCCGCAGAAAACGGAATTTGCAGTTGGTGACGTTGTCTCTCTTAAAGACATTGAAGTCACATTTGTGTCTTGCACCCAATCAAGCGGAGAAGGTTTTTACACACCAGACAGCGGCAACGTGTTTCTATTTTGCGAATTTGCCATTGAAAACAAATCCAGCAAAGATATTTCCATAAGCTCTATAATGTCCTTTGAAGCATATGTCGATGACTACTCTACAAACATGAGCATGACCGGCACATTAGCCGCAGACAAAGGGCAAATGGACGGCACCGTTGCATCAGGGAAAAAGATGTCCGGCGTAATAGGTTACGAAGTCCCCGCCGATTGGAAAACACTCGAAATCAGATTTACCCCGGATTTTTGGTCTGGAAACGACATTACATTTATTGCAAATCAATGACCGCTACGCAGCCGCCCTCCGGGGCGGCTTTTTTTACGTCCATCCCTTAATGATTTCTTCCTCCGCCTCCGAGTACCGGCGCTTAATGTCAATAGCGTCTCGGTTTCTGCGGTAAAACTCCTTGTCGGCTTTGTCTTTCAACTTGCCTTTTGCTTTCAGATCGCGTATACGCACGATCTGCGCGAAGTAGCAATCGCCGATTTCACCGTAGTACGAAAGGAACGTCCACCAGTGCAGATACGGCAGCGCCCGCACCTCTTGCCCCGCTATGCGGTTGATTGGGGCGATGAGCAGGCGAAAGTCCTGTTCCCAATCCATCAACTTGGTTGATTTTTTTTGCGTTTCCTCATTTCCGCCATTGATAAACCAAAAGCACTGTTTTATCGCTTCTTCCATGTGCTCCCCAGGCATAGTGAAAAAACCGGGGTAAAACATCCCCAACACGCCAAAGCACTTTTCTTCGCTCGTTAATTCCATAGCAGACAGCACCGAGAATATGTCCAGTATCACGCGGAAATCCGTTTCTATTGGGTATTCCGTTCCGCACACCTCAAGGCTCGTCGGAAGGTCGTACATCATCTGTGGTACTTGGCCGTATACTTTGCAAGCTTCTCACTGTGAAAAGCCTTTTCTCGCTTGATACCCTCGTCCAGCTCGTCCATGATGGCAACCATCAGATTCATCCACAGCGGCGCACCGTCCGCGATAGCGTAAACGCTTACGTTGCCAAACAGCGGTTCACACACCGGCTGCTCAAACACCCCGTCAATAGTCTCACGCATTTCGGCGTCCATATTTCGGAGCCAATCAAACATTTCGCGGGCGCTCATTTTTTCTACGTTATCGTCCCGCGCATCCTGCTTCTTTTTCAGCGCGTCAAACGCTGTGTAAAGCTTGTCTGCAAACGCCGGATCGCTGGGATTAAAATACACCGTGCATTTGTCATTCAGGTGGTATTCCTGTACGCCGGTGGTGATTGTCAATTCCTTCATGTGTTCCCTCCAAAACAGGGGCGGTTGCCCGCCCCTTTATTTAGGCCGCAGTAAACTCAATAGAGCCGCTGCTGCCCTTCTTCACAGTGCCCACAGTGCGGGTGCCGCCATAGGTGATCTCGCTGGTGATGTTCAGGGTGCCGCCGCCCTCGCCGCCGATGCCGGTGATGGCAATAGCGCAGGCGTCGTAGCGCTCCGCAAACATCGCCTCGCCGCTGGTGGCGTAGAAGTGGCCGATCATCATGTCCTGATTTGCCAGCGCCTGTGCATCCTGGTCTTTGACGGCCAGGTTCCACATCTTTACCGCCGCAGCGTCGCCCGCGTCCAAGGGAATGGGGTCAAATGTCTGCGTGATGGTGGGCTTTTTCATGGTGGTAAAGGTGTGACCCAAAATGTCCTGCTTGGTGTCGGTGCTCCAGTCCATTTCCTCGCTGCTGTCCTCGACGCGCTTACCGATAGCGCTCCACACAGGCGCGGATGCGGTGCCGGTATTCAGGTACGCAATGAGCAGTTCGCGGTCAATGGTCTGGCCCGCCGTGGTGTTAAATTCCAAATCTGCCATTATACATTCACCTCGTAATTCAGTTTCATAAGGATTTGGTGATCTTCGTCCCCGTTTTCATACATGGCAAACAGGGAAGATCGTGTGGTTGGCTCCATGCTGACAACGCGCTTGTCATCTCCGATGTCGGGCTTCTGACCATTTGCCCAATCACCGATAGCGTTCAACAGTTCGTCAGCCTTGAGCCGTTTGTCGTTGCTGTTCCCCGGCTTCACTCGATAGATTATCTTGAACTGATACTCCGCCACATAACCGCCGGTGATATACTTCCGCACGATGTACGCCGCCTGAATGGTCGACATCGCCATAGCTGAAGTGTCGGCGGGAAGAAACTCAAAGCGGATAAGGTCGACTGGCAGCTCCGGGTATGTGTTCAGCCACACAAGCAGCTTGCGCGATACCTGATCTTCTTCCGCCGCCGACACGGCCTTTTTAATCTTTTCCAAATTTCTTCACCGCCTTATCTGCCACCCGCACCCACTTCTCCATGTTCTGCGCTTTAGAAGCGTCAAACCAATGTGCCTGTGCCTGCGGATGCATTGTTGTGTTGAATACAAGATTTCGGTCTGTGACCACCTTGTGCCCGCCCTTTGGGGCGTATGTGCTGCCGGTCGCCGGGTCTACCATCACTTTCCCGTAGTACAGAAACCGGGCGTATGGGCCGGGATAAATGACCTCGTTGCCAACCACCCGCGTTCTCTGCGTCAGAGAGCCTGTAAGCGCAGGTACAAAGGGGGTGGTATCTTTCATCACCTGTTGCGCTAAAACGCTTTCAGCGCGGCCACAGGCCCTTGCAAGCTGCCGCTTTACCTCGTCCATGCCGGACATGTCAACAGAGAACTTGAGCGACATCTTATGCCCCTCCGACTTCAAAGTGTCTCATGCCCACGCTGCCAAAATCTTTCTCATCCACTTTGGTCACGTTGTAGCAGCCGTCCTGTGCCATAGCCACGTCCTCTTTGTCTGTGACAAACTCGCCTTTTACAAAGAACGTCAGCCCGCCATTACCGTTCACAGACAGCGTCCACAGCCCGGACTTGTCCGCCGCAGCAAGAAACGCCTGCGGGGGCGCGTAAGTTTTGGCCTTGCCTGTCGTGCCGTCCACCGCTTCCACAGAGAACGGAATGAACAGGTTTACTGCGTCCGCGCTCTCAAGTCCGCTTTCTCGGACGTTTACCGCCTTGCTGGCCTGCAGCATAACGCCGCGCAGGATGGTCACATACAGTTTTGTGGTTTCCTCAAAAGTCGCAGGGTCAGTCTCCTGCACGGCGTTGTAGACCGTTATAGTGTGGGGCGCGTACAACCACAGCACCCCCCTCCCCGATACAGCAGACCGGTATGCGCCAGATACTCGTTACAGGTCGCCGCCAGCAGTTTCTTCGCACCGTCCGTAGCGCTTAGTGCGGATGCGGCAGCTTCGCCACCACTGGCCAGCGTCCGGGAGTACCCGCCTACCGTTTCGCTTTTCACGTCATCGCCGGTCGCCGCGTTCGTCAGTTTGGTTGCGGCAAGCTGCTGCGCGGCTTCGATCAGCTGATACTTGTCCACAAGTGCACAGCAGCACATTTTTACAGCGTCCATATCAGCGTTGTCTTTTGCCCGGTTCTGTGTGTAGTAATCGAGGAAGGAGCTGGCCCGAACAGCCAGACGCGGATAATCTTCCTCGCTCACGGTGCCCATGTAGGTGCCGGAGTAATAGTCGTAATCAGCGTATGTCATGTGAGCCAGCTCCTTTCAAATCAGCTGCCGGTCTTGGGGGACAGAACGATGTTATCCAGCACAGCGGCTTTCAGGGTGTTCTTCAGCACCACGCCGGCCACAAGCTCGACCTCGCCGGTCTTCACAGCACCGGGCGCGTTCATGTCAGGCATATAGCTGGAAATGACGCTGTTGCCGGTGGGGGAAATGCCGTGGAAGCCGTCCAGACCGATACTCACCGCGTAGATGCTGGTGGTGCCGTCGGCGGAAGCGGTAGCGGCAGAAGTGCCGATAACGTCCACAGAGGAAGTGCCGTTGTAGTACTTGCCCATGTCCATCAGGGGGATACCGGCAAAGGTCTCCACCACCTGGCCAAAGTCGTTCTTTGTACGCTCGTAGTAACCGGCACGGCGTGCGCAGGAGCGGACCTTCATCAGCATATCGCTGTTCATCATCAGCATGGTGGTGTCACCGTCGATGGTGTGCACCAGCTGATCCAGCTGGTCAATAAACGCGTTGGCGTTGCTATCCAGCAAGGCAGAGGTGGACAGGTTGATGCCGGAGGACAGCTCCGTAGAGGTGCCGGACAGCAGCTTCTTCAGGCCGTCAAAGGTGCCGGTCACATAACCAGCGCCGGTAGCGGCAGAAGTGCCGTTGATGACCAGATTGTGGAAGTAGTTGCTGGTCGCCTTGATCTTCTGCTGTGCCTGGAACGCCAGTTCGTCCACAGCGCCGGAGGTGTTCTGCAGCACACGGTCAACGGAGAAGGAACCGCCCATGATGATGGCCTTTGCGGTCTTCTCAACGCGCTTAGCTTCGTTGGCGGTGTACTCGCTGTTGATCGCACGAACAGCGGCGGTAGAGGGGGTGTTCAGCTGAATGTAGCCGTAGGTCAGGGTGGAACCACCAGTGCCCGGAGAGATGGCGTTATCAAACACCAGTCTGTCCAGCAGCAGAGAACTGCGGCGAAATTCGTCGACGATCATCTGGTCGACCTTGTCGGCCATGCCGACCTTTGCTTCAGCAAGAGTAATAGCCATGTGTCATTGTCTCCTTTACTTGTCGTATTTTTCGTGGAGCGCACCCAGCAAAGACGTGGGCTTTGTTTCACGAGTGCCGCCCTCAAGCGAACCCTGCGTGTCAACACGAGCGCCAGCCTTTACAAATGCGCTGGGATCCTCGGACTTCGCTTTTTCAAGGTACTTGTCGAACCCGTCCAAAGCGCCGTCCTTCACTTCGAGCTTGCTGTCTCCGATACCCGCGCGGAAAGCCTTTTCCGCAGACTTGGAGGAAAACTTCACGCCGCTGTCGGCAATCGCCTTGTCAATGGCGGTCTGATAATCCCGCTGTGCAAGCTGCGCCTTGTACGCTTCGGTTTCCTTGTCGTACTTGCCTTGCAGCTCGTCCAGCTTTTCCTGGATTTTGGCAGCGTCACCGCTGGTCTTTTTCAGCTCCGCGATGTCCTTATCCCGGTCTGCGACCTGCTGTTCCAGCGCGTCCTTGTCCGCCTTTGCGTCCTCTGCGGCTTTCTTGTGCTTCTCGATGTCCTTGCCGTTCATGGCAAAAACCTTGTCCGCCTGCTCTTCCGTCAGGCCGATGTTCAACAGCTCTTCTTTTTTCATGTTCAACTCCTTACGGGATAGGCTTTTTAGGTCGTTGCCATGACCGCCCCGCCTGCACTTTTAGGCTTGCAGATAGCCAATTTTGTATAAATCCCGCATACGCGGTTTTTACTGAAAACAAAGAGCCAAACAACACGCATGATCTGCGTACTGCTTGGCTCCTATTGCCCTTCCCGGTGCCCGATTACACCGGGGATTGATATTTGATTTTCTTTTGGACTTCCAGCACGATAACGCCGTCACCTTTTCGCCGCACTTCTGCGTTGTTGCCGCGCTTCAAGATGGCTTCAATAGCCTGTATGACTTCGTTGTCGATCAATACAGCACCTTCATCCTTTCCCGCTGCTCCGGCAGCCCCGCCGCCTTGCTGAACGCCTTGTACTTGGCATTCAGGCGGCGCAATTTGATATTTACGGCCTGTTCCTCATCTGTCAGCCCAGCGGCACTGTACGCCGCCTTCTCGCGTTTCAGCTTGCGTATGGTGCGCTCCACCTTGCGCTGCTCCTGCGTGGCTTCGTATGCCGTATAGGTCTTGCCATCAAACGTACAGCCCAAACCATCGTCGATATGCTCAAGCTGTTCGTCAGCGTATGTGCGCTCACTTACGCCCTCAACCCAAACGTTGCGGCGGTGACGGCAGTTGGTTCCTTCCAGACCATCAACGGCACCCAGACCGCACACCTCGTAGATGTTCGGGTAGATATCGCCGCTGCGGGTGGAATACACTTTGCCTTGCCACTCCTTGTGCGATGACCACGGCGACCGCCCAGGCACATCACGCGCCCCGGCGTGGGCAGATACTTCATAATACGGCGTTTCCAAGTATTCCGCCGCTTGCTCCGTATACTTACTGCACAACTGCGATACACCAGTCATTACGGCGCGGCGGGCAGCTACGTCTACATGGTCACGGTGTCCACTCTCGTAGTCCACCACGCGCAGACCGCCGCTTGCAAGCTCTCTAACGGCTTCTTTGATGGCTTGCCCATAAGAGATAGCCCCGCTTTCTACTTTCAACGTAGCGGCATCTAAAGCCCACTGGTACGCTTTTGCGGGAGGTAGCATCGTCCGCCCTGCGTCTACCAAAAAGCCCATCGACGCGGTGATGTTTCGGAACACGTCCTGCGTCTGCCGTTTTATGGCATCAATAGTGGTTGCATCCACCAGCACGTCAGGCTGTGTGACATGGGCAAGGTCTATGACCTCGGCGTAATACTTTTGGTTGCGCTCCACCACATCGTCTATCAGCTCGTTCAGCTTTTTATCGCTGATGCCGGTGGCCTGTCGTATGGCTTTCTCAATCTCTTTCAGATCGATGCCGTGTGACCGCAGCGCCTTGATGTCCTGCACCGTGACCTCGTTCAGCTCGTCCCGCAGCTTCAGCCTGGAGCATATCTCCGTCAGCAGCGTGTCCTCAAGCCCACGGTACAGCTCTGCCAGTTCTTCCGGCATGGCATCCAGCAGTTCGGGGGTGAATGGATACTTGCTCATCTTACATAGCCTAAAACTACCCAATTGGGGTTTTCATCTGTGCCAATGTTTACCCAAAAAGTACCGGGGTTTTCTCCATAGCCCATTACTCCACCTCCTGTTGCTGCTCCGTAGTCATGTCCTGCATCTTCGGCAGCGCCGCCTTTGCGGTTTCCTCGTCCTCGTTCATCCACTTCATGCGGAACTCCCAATCGTTCATAATGCCCGCACTAAGGAGCTGCATATCACGAGAAAAGTCGGTCTGCTTGTCCTCAATGATGCTGTCATCAAAGTCAATGGAGATTTCTACGTCCTCATTCAGCCCAGCGTTCATAGCCGTGTTGCCCAGCCGAAGAAGAATGCGGCACAGCTCCACCAGAGCCTGTTCCAGAACGATCTCCATTTTTTTAATGGTGCGGAACATGGTGGAGTTTTCGCTGATGACCTGTGTGGCAGTTGCCACGCTGCCGCCGTCAAAGCGATAATAGGTCTCACCGAAACCGCACTTGCTGGAAAGGATATTGAGCTGATCCTGAATGCCGGTGTTGTGCTCTGCCGTCCGCAGCGTCATGTCAATGGGCGTTACAACTGCGCCGTCTTCTGTATCCTCCGGCATGACGTAGAACACCACATCGTCAGGGTCAAAAGCAGGGGTGCCGTCAAGATACTGCGCCGCAGACGGCTTGACCATGATGCGCTTTTTCCCGAGCTTGAACTCGTTAACGTAGCTGTCGTAGGCAATATCCACGCCCTGCAATACGTCAATAGCATTGGCGTAGATTGCGATACCGGTCGGAAGCAGATAGTTGATGTTGTTGGCGATGTTAGGCCGGTCAATGACAAACTGCCGCTTGTCGCTACCTGTGTGCACCACAGGCGGGATATTTTCAAATCCCTTGACATTAACAAGCTGTTCATCAGCCAGTTGCTCATTGTCATACCGATATATGCGGTTCTCAATGACATAGTTGCCGGTGTCCTCACGCCGGTGTATCTGCAAGTACAGATAATCTTTTCCTCCCCGCGTAACTTCGGAAGAAAACGCGCACTCGCTGATATATCCATTCTGCCAGGACAGCGGGTAAATGTTCTCGATGGTCACATAGTCCAGCACGATACCGGATGCGTTGCCTGGTACAATATCCCCACTTTCGCTGATCTCCTGCCCAATTACACGAGGGACATAGGCCACAGTGCCCAGCGCAGACTTCATCTCCTGCATCTCGTTAGCCTTGACAGTAAAGTTGTTTTCCGTCAGCACACGGTCAATGAAGTCCTGTTCTTTCTGCCCCTCAAGGGTTATCTGTACTTTTTCGTTCATCAGAAGGTTTGCCCAGTCCTCGCAAACCTTCTTAGCCATACCGAGGGAATATCTGTCGCAGCTTACACAACCGCTGCCGTTCCACACGTCATACTTGTGGAAGCCTTTTACAAACCCCTGATACCAGCTTTTCCACTCGGCTACTTTTTCGTAAAAGCTATCCGGGATTGTGGTATAGCCCAACTCATTCAGTTTGATAATAACCGCGTTGCTCATACCATACTACCCCAATATTTTAATTCTCCATCTTTTCTTGCCGCTGCCGCTTCTGCCAAAGTGTCAAACATTCCAAGATGTATTTTTTTACTGTCAACATAAATCGTAGCTCTATATTTCCCGCTTTCAATATGAACTCCGTTTACTCCTGTTTTGTTTATTTTTTCAATCCTTTTGTTCCTTGCTTGCTGTGTGTAAGTAGCCCATCTGCAATTATCAGGAGTATAATCCCCATTTACAGAAATCCTGTCAATTGTCAAAGTGTCGGCATATCCGTTATTGAGAGCCCATTCGATAAACGCAAGCGAAGAATTATTCCATTCGCAGCACACACAAATCCCGCGCCCACCATAAGCCGCATAATCTTTGTCATTCGGATTATTGCATCGCTGACGTATTCCTTGCCAAATTTTATAAATTCTTGGATATTTCTTTTTAATGCTTGTTTTACGCAATTACACCCATCCTCCTATACAGCGGCTCCAACCCATATCGCGCAGCCGAAATAACGTGATCGTTCGCGTCTGGATAGCCACTAATAATATCGCCATCTTTATTTCGCTCGTATTCATAGCTTACAAATTCATCATAAGCGTGAGGTGTCCGGCGCTTGTCGATAACAATTTTTGAGCGCTTTGCAAGGTATTTCATAGAATAATCTAAAGAACCGGGACCTTTTACTGCACCTCTGGCGGGTAGCCCCATCGCCCGAAAGTCCGCTACACTTTTAGGCTCCGCACTATCGCAAATAATATAAGCGTCCGTATACTCTTTATCGAGGATCCATTGGCCGGTTTCCGTGTTGCTCTTCTTGTGGCAGTAATACTCGTCGAGGAAATAAAGAGTGTTTCGCGCGCTGTCATATGCCATGCGGAGAAACGCAAAAGCGTCTGGGTAATACCCAAAATCCACGCCCTGATAGATGTGGTCAAAGTGCGACATTTCCTCGTCGGTGATCTCCCGCAGCTCCAAGTTGTCAAACACGTTGCCGCCCGTGCCCACAGGAATACCCAAATACTCGTGCTGGTACGCTCTCTCGTCCGTGGCCTTGAGATGTTCCGCCTCTGCCAGAAACTGCTCCCCCAACCACTCTGGCGGGGCTTGCAAGTACGTTGACTTGTGACACAGCCTGTCTGTGCGTTCTTCCAGGCTGTCCTTGTTCGCCCAGTTATCGCGGCTTATCGGCGGGTTGTAGCTTTCAAAGTTCCAATACTTCGACCCGCCGCGCATGGTGGACTGCAGAATGTTTCGGATTTCTGCGCGACCGGCAAACTGGTCTTTTTCTTCGAAGTGCGTCACGGCGATATAGCCAAACGGCACTTTGATAGATTTGATTTTCATTGGGTCATCAGCGCCCCGGAACATGATCTTTTGCCCTGTCGGCTTATAGATCAGCTCCATTGGGGAAACCTTTGCTTCCCAATACGCCGCCATGCCCAGCTCACCGATTGCCCAGATATACTGCGCGTACACGCTGTCACGAATGGTATTTGCTACCTTGCGCAACACAAGCGCGTGTGTTCCCGGATTGGCAACCAGCAGTAGCGGTACAAGCACCGATACCGTGGAGGATTTCAGCGAGCCGCGCCCGCCGCTAAAATCATAGTGCGTGTGCCCATGACGAAAAACATCATGCGCAATATCGTAAAACGCATGGCCGATTTTCTCGGATAAACGAATGTCAGACATCGATAATCACCTTGACAGCGGAATCGGCGCTTGTATTGTCTTGCTTGTCGAACACGCCCGTATGCTTCGCCAGCATTTCAAGAGCTTTTAGCTTGTTTGCGTATTTCAAATCACTTTCTGTGCAATCAGACGCAGGCTTGTCCGCGATTTCTTTTAGCTTTTCAATCACATAGTCCTGCGTTACTTCCGTCCGTTTTTGCCTTTCCGCCTTTGCTTTTTGGATAGCAGCCGAAACGTTACTATTCGTAACTAACTGCCTACCCTTTTCGGCGTTCTTGTACCCGGCTCTCGCGGCGGCTTGAGTGGCATTTAAGTCCACAAGGTACTCTTGCACAAATCTCTCTTGCTTTGCTGTTAATGGCACTCGTCACCACCTCTCTTGTCGCATTTTTTTGCTACCAGCCCCCACCCCTTGGCCTTACATAGCAGACTTTACCCGCCCCGAAGGGCATACACATCTTGCGTGTCCAGCTCTTCCCGAGCCAAACATGGTACGCAAGATCTTTTTTATCGGCTCCCGGTTGCGCTGCGCCTTCCTACCAGCCGTCAATACGTCACATTTCTGCCGACCTCTTGACACTTAGCTTTTTGCGCTTCCTCGCCCGCTTGCCGGGATGGTACGGCATTGCAGTCCTGCCCTGCTTTAGCGCTTCGGGGAAAGTCCCCGTCACTCACTGTGGTCTCCCATTGCTGGGCACCTATGCCGCATATTGTTCCCTCCGGGCGGAGTCGAAGCCCCGCCCATCAGGAAAAGAAGGGGGAAAAGAAAAAGAATGGAGATGCAGAGTTTACCCCTGCATCTCCCATGATAAAGTGCGTTTTTTCAATTTTTCCACTTTTAAGTGGAATTTTCAAAATTTATTTTTCGGCAATATCTACCACGCAGGGATAGTCCGTCCTGCCCATCAGATAGTCCACCGACACGCCAAATTCATCCGCTATACTCTTCAGCGCATCCATCGTCGGCTTCGCCGTCCCCAGCTCATACCGGCGTATAGCGTCGGAATTAAGCCCGCAACGCTCCGACAGCACATATCGCTTCAGTCTCTTTCTCTCCCGCAGCTTTCTAAGCCGTTCCGGGAATTCGCTCATGTCAGCACCTCCTCGAACGGAAAGAACGTCTCCCTTACCCCTCCGCACTTCGCCACGATGTACCGCCCCTTCGGAGGCACATACACCACCGTGCCCCTGCGGACAGGAAACCGCTTTTCATCGTTGGCACCGGAGCCGGGGTACTCGCTCGGCAGCGTCATAAACCGCGCCCGGATCGTGTCACCCTTCTGCATCGCCGCCTCCACCTCCATAGAATACGTCTATCTCAAGTTCGTGCACTCTATACCCCGGCCCGCCATCACCAGGGGGCCATGTCGGTATGCTGTATCTGTATCTTTCTCCGTCTGGTTTTGTGACCTCAGGGATCACACCTGAGTCGAGTTCTTCACTCATTACTCCGCCCCCTCCTTTCTCTCGCCGTAGGAGCAAAAGTCGTCCGGCTTGCGGCTCTGGAACCCGCAAATAATGCAGCTCCCGCCAATGTCGTAGTGCTTGCAGTCCTTACATCGCACCACCGGGACAACATCAGCGGCGGGGATTGCGCTTACTCGTTTTGCTGCCTTTTCAAGACGTTTTTTAATGCACTCACAGTCGGCGCTTCTGCTCATGGCCTCCAAAATGCCAACGGTGGCGTTTTTATCAATGTATTCAGCCATTATCGTTCTCCTCCCCGGTAAACCACTTCCGCAGTTTGTGCGCGCACGAAACACACAACTCGTAGTCGGTGTCGTTTATGTCGTTCTTAACTCGCCGCATACCGGCATAGGTTACGGAATTGAACGGGTTAATCTCCGCACCACAGCGGTCACACACCCTCTTTGTCGCCATTGTTAGCCCTCCTGTTCCACTCTTTAACAGCATCTTCTTTCGTGTGGCCCCGCTTTGCACCAGCCCCACATTTCTGACATTGCGAAAAATACCGATAGTACAAATATTCGTTATCATCCGCAAGTATCTCTACGCGCTTATATCCACAAAACGGGCAAGGTTTCAATTCAGCCATCATTCATCGCCTCCAATGCTTTTTCATGCGGTGCCTCCGGCAGCGGCATCCAGTAGACGACAGCTTCGGGCGTGAGATACCATCCGTCAATCACCCATCTGCCAGAACCAAGGTATCTCCCCACGCCAACGATATTCTCGGGTACACGAGGGACAAAAATGATGCACTCTTTCACGGAGTCTTCTGGCAGTCGCTCCGTCACCGGTATCCAACGTGTCACAGCCAACCGCCCATCCTTGTCGGCTTCCGCCAGCTCTCGCAAGCGGGTATAACTGCAAATGCTCTCCAAATTAGCAAGACGCATCAGTTTCAGTGCGATCTCGTCTGCCTTATCTTTCGGCAGGACTTCCTCCGGCTCAAGCCCGCTGTCCTCGTAGGCAGCGAGGCGCAGAATCCTCTCTACTGGGATACTCCGCTGATACCCGTTTGCAAGGCGGCGCTCGTACCCTTCTCGTTGCGCGTCAGCTTCGCGTTTATTTGTCAGTCGTTCCATCGCTCTCCTCCTTCACCGCCACTGCCTTTGCCAGCTGTGCCATGCCCTGCTTCATGTCCTCTATCTGCTTGTCCCGCCGCAAAACGGACACGGTATCAATAAGTTTTCGTCCACTGATTTTCCTCCCTCATAGCTATTCTTCTGCCCATCGCATCCTGCTCCCGCGCCATGACCTCTACCTGTTTTTTCAGTGTCTCTATCTGCTTGTCCCGCCGCGCAATAGCATCCTTCAAACTGTCGTTGGCTTTCATCAGCGCGGCGATGTGCCGCTGCTGGTTCTCGATCAGGTCAGCGGCGGATGGCGCTAATACTGTGCGACACGGTTCGCAACTAATCTCGTTCATCGGACAATCTTCGTCGCAATCTCGCCCGGGTTCCGCACAGCACCGCAGCGCGGTCACGATCTCATCTCTTGTCATGTCATTCCTCCTCTCGCATCTCCGCCCCATTGCTCAGCCATAGCTTTGGCGATGCCGGGGAAGGTCTTTGCCCTCGTCTTGCTGTCACGGTTCGATTTCAGGGTATAGTCGGACTTCACCCGGCCAGTTCCGAGGTTTCTCCCCGACGTGCTGCCTACCCACAGCCCTTCCGGCTTCACAATTTCCGTTGGCACCAGCGGGGGCACATTCCGCAGCCAAAGGCATGTGCGCTTTTTCCACGGGTCGCCGAACATGTACGGCTCAATGATCTGGCTATACTCCGGCAACCCGAACCACCGTAGTGGACACGGATTCTCGACAGCGATTTTTTCAACTTTGGAACACAGCATTTGCAGGAAAAGGCGACGTGCCTCCCACCCTTTTCGTTCACGCTCCCAATCCTTCACCGTGTGGTCTTTGTTGAAAAGGCGTACTGCGCTGGCTGCCGTCAGGTATGTGCACGGCGGGTGCGCGATCAGCATGTCCCACTTACCCACATCATGTACCTGTCCGTCCATTGTGGTCACTTGCCCCCCCCCAATGGCCTCGAGGGCGTCGCCTAAAATGTGCCACTCCGGATGTCCTCCTGACGGCTCCTGTATGTCGCAGGAATATGCTTCATGCCCCAACTTGCGAAACGCCTTGCACACCTCTTGGCTTTCTTCACACGCAACTAAAACTTTCATATCAATCTCCAAACACCACGCCGCACTCGTCCTTCAGCACGTCCTTGATGTGCTTCCGCTTGATGCGGCCCTCGTTGATCTCCTCCGCCAGTTTCTCCAGGCACTCGTACAGATACGCAATGCTGTTCGTGTCCCGGCTGTCCTCTGTCTCCTCAAGGACGTGCCAGCCGCATTTGTCGATCAGCACCATCGCCACCATGTCCATGTTCTCCCGCGTGCCTTGCAGCTTGCCACGCATGAAGATGCGGTCGTCCCTGCTCAAATGCTGCTTGCCCATCTCAATACCTCACTCCGATGTAGTCCAGAACCCGCGCATAGCCGAGGCCGTCTTTCGTGGGCTTCCACAGCCCGTCCGTGTCAAATGCGCCGCCGCCGATGCAGAACTGGTAGTGCTTCGGGTGCGTCAGTTTCATGCGCTGAAATCGGTTGATGCCTTTTTCAAGATGCGCCCCGAAACCGCAGAACATACAGCCCGTGCGCTGGCAGCCCGTGCAGTGCAGATTGCAGTCGATCAGCGTCGCGCCGTAGTCGTTCTCGCCGTCGCTGGCCACGATGTCGCCGTACACGCTGGCATAAGGGATATTGTGGTCCACGATGTAGCGCAGCACGTCCTGCTCCGTCCAAAAGCTCATGGGCTTGCCCCGCGGCGTCTTGCCATCAAACGCATTGCACCCAGATGCCAACCATTGTATATACCGCATCCGCCCCTCGTCGGCCATTGTCGCCAATATCTGTTTTTGCCTCGACGACCTGCTGTATTTCTGCCCCGGACTTTTTTTCATCACGCGGCAGCATTCAGCCGATATAATAAACGGCGCTTGCAACAAGAATCCCCAGTTGCTTGCGTTAAATGCGCTCAAACTGCCATCACTCCCACGCCACTCCCCTCGCAGCCTTGCCGCCCTTGTACCGGTCGGATTGCGCCGCGCTTCCCACACACACTCTGCGACTTCCTTGCTGACGATGCTGTACCCGTACTTGGTCACCACCTGACGGATGTTCATTTTGGGTCGCAGCCGCACAAGGTTCACGGTGATCCTCGGGAACTCCCGCCGCAGCCAATCTGCGTACTCATTGACGAACTTCTGAATTTCAGGATATTCCAGCCCCGTGTTCACAAACACCAGATTTAGCTCCCACGGCGGCGTCCTAAAACTCGATAGATACCGCGCTGCCAGATACGCCAGCACTGCACTGTCCTTGCCGCCGGAAAAGCTGACATAGCACCTCCCGCCCCATGCGGTGTACCACTCGTCCAGTTTCTCGTAGGTGGTCAGCTCCTTTGTCGTTAAGTCCAGCGCCAGCAGCTTCCTTGCCGCCTCCTTCGTCAGCGGCCTGTTGATGTACTCCACGTCCTTACCCCACATTCCTCATCGTCAGCGCCGTGTACAGCAGACACGCGCCCAGCCATTGCAGACTGGTTGCCCAGTCTCCCTTCTGCACCAGATTCACCACAAGGCTGCCCAGCGCCCCCACCACCATCAGCAGTGGGAAACCAATGCGTAGTACTTCCATCAGCTCACACCTCCTTGATGGCGTATCCGTACCGGCTGCGGAATAGTTTGGCCTTCATGGCGTACTCCCGTGTCCGCATCCCCTTCACGTCCTCCACCACCGGCAGCCAGTACCGCTGGCCGTAGTTGTCCGGCAGCGTCCGGCGCTCATACACGAAGTCCGCGATGTAGTCAATGCTCTTGACCTTCTCGCCCTCCGTGGTGGTGTACGCCTCCTGCAAGGTGTAGCGCACCTGCAGCTTCAGCCCCCTGATCTCACCGGCCTTTTCCAACAGCATCAGCGCGTCGTACCGCTCCGCTTCCTTCTTGCTGTCGAAGGTCAGCTTCCCACGCTTGGTTTTCTGCGCCTTGTACTTCCCTGGCTTCTGCAGCTTCTCCATGACCTGCTTCTGTGCCCCCGGCCCCAGCCGCAGTAGATCGTCACTTTTCAGGCCCATTCTCCAATCCTCTCCTTTCCAGTCCCTTCTTGTTCATCGTGTACCGCCGCCGCGCCACCAGACGCTTTTCTCCGCAGCGTTCGCACGCACCGCTTTCCCATCGCCAGCCGTATGGCTGGAAGATGTACTCGCGCTCCATCTCGTCCGTGCATCTGGCACACAGCTTCGCTTCCGCGATCTCCCACGCTCCCAGCTTCATTGTCCGCCTCCGTCCGTCAGCGCCAGCTTCTCGGACACGCCGGCCACCAGCGCCTTGATGTCCTGCGGCATTGCCCGGTATTGCTTCTCCGTGGCCGCCCTAGTCCTGAACGCCCGCTGGAAATTGCTGGACACCACGCTGTGTACCGTCTCGCTGTCCATCTGGCTCCAGTCCCGCAGCTGGTTCGGGCTGCCCACGATCCGCTTCACGTTCTCCGGCAGCGCGTCGAACTCCTCCTGTGCGCCGTATGCGCCGTTCCGCACGGCCTTGGATACCAGCGCCCAGGCCTCGCCCTCCGTCATTTCCGGCGGCGCGGTCAGCTTCGTCAGCATGTTCCGCACCTGGCCTACCACAGGGGGGAATCCCTTTTCGTCCGTACTGATCAGCGCCTTTACCGCCGCTGCCACCATCGCCACATCGTCCGCGGCAAACATCTCCGCCCAGAGATTTACCACGTTCCGCATCTCTGCGGCACCAACGCCGGAGTAAAACCGGGGATACGCCGCCGTCAGGATGTCCATGATGATCCCGGTCTCCTGTCTCGTCATACGCCCTCCTCCGCGTCCATCTCCGCCGCCAGCTCCGCCCAGCTTTTGCGTTCAGGCTTCCGACCGGCTCTTGGCGCAGTCTCGTAGTTGTCGCGCTTCTCCCACGTCCTCACGGCCGCCTTCCAGTCCTTCATGGGGTTCTTGCCCACCATCCAGCCCTTGCTGGCGTAGAAGTCGATAAACCGCTGTGCGTCCACGCTGCTGCCGCGTTCGGCAATATACGCCTGCACCTCGTCCAGCGTGGGGGGAGCAAAGCGCGTCCCGCGCGTTTTACTCTCGCTTCTCGATTCCCGAATATCGCATTTCGATTCTCGAATATCGATTCTCGATTCTCGATTCTCGAATACGGGAACATCTGCTTGCGCTTGCTTGCAAATGATTTTATCTGCTTGCATGGTCGTTACAGGAGCAGGATACTTGCTTTCCTTTGCCCGCTGGCTCTGATACTTGCCCCATGTTGGTAGGTAGAGGAAGCGCTTGTCTTGTGACATATAAAAGACAACCAATCCAGCACTCGCCAGTCCATGAAGAGCGTTTTCTACAGTTTTCAGCGTCAAATTATCTTTCAAAGGAAACAGCCTGTTCTTTATGATCGCTGCCCGACCATCATACCTCCCGAAATCATCGCAGCTCACGATCAGCCGATAGAAAAGGACCTCCTCAAACCATGAAAGCCCGTCTATGCTGTCGCTGGTGCAAACGCTTTCGCGTATGATCCTATTTGGCATTGGCGCTCTCCTTCGGCCACGCCCCGATCACATACACACCGCGCTTCTTGTCCAGCTCGGTGTTTACCGTGTAGCCCTCCAGCGCCTTGCTCACAAGGTCTGCGGGCGCCTCCAGATGCCAGCCCCACAGCGTGTCGCAGTCCTCCCGCTTCTCGCCGAAGGTGATGGCACAGGCCGCATAGTGCGCCGTGATGGCCTTCCTGTAGTCCTGCATGGCACCGTCCAGCTCTGACAGGTGCTGCCGCTGGCGCTGCACCACGTTCTCCAGGTGCTTGTTCTGCCGCCGCAGGGCCTTGATCTCATCCTGCATCTTACCCATTCTGTTCTTCCTTCCTTTCGTATTCTTCTGTCAGGTGCCGCGCTATGGTGCAGCGGCCCCATTCCCCCGCGCAATATTGGTTCATGAAGCGGGACGCCTCGCCGCCGGTCTCGAAGCTCACGCGGCTGTTCCCCTCGCAGCATACCCGCCGCTTCTCACTGGATCTGAAATACGGGCAGGTGTACCGCTTATGCCAGTAGTCCATACCCACCTCCATTTAGAACGGGAGATCGTCCGGCTCGTCGTCCACCTCCACGAACTGCGCCTTGCCTGTGCCGTAGCTCTGGCCTCCGCTCTGGCCGCTGTCCTGCTTGCTGCCGCAGAAGTGTACCCGCTCCACCGTCATTTCCGTCACGCTGCGCTTGTTGCCGTCCCGGTCCTCATACTCGCGGGTGGCCAGCCTACCCTCCACCACGATCTCCTTGCCCTTGGGAAAGTACTTGCTCACTAGCTCGGCCGTGCCCTGCCATGCCACGCAGGAGAGAAACAGCTTTGTCTCCCGCTCCTTCACGGTCTCATTCCATGCCACACGGAAGCTGCACACCGGCGTCCCGCTCTGGGTCCTCCGCATTTCAGCGTCCCCGCACATCCGTCCCTGCAAAATCATCTTGTTGACCATCGTTCATCCTCCTACAAATAACTCTTTCCAAATTCCCGGCGGAAGTCTTCTTCCGTCCATCCCTGTTCCTTCATGGCCTTTAGCTGCCCGTAGCGGCGCAGCAACCGCATCTGGTTCCCATTCCGGTGTACGGCGTTCCCGCCGTTCCGGTGGCACCTCTCGCCGCACAGATACACCACAAGGCCGTATTTCTCGCTTTTCTTCCGGTACGCCCCTCCAAAAATGTGGCTAATGGTGGCGCTCCAGCGCGTCCTCTGCGCCGTTTCTGCCGCACAGGAAGCATCTCTTGTCACCCACCGCGTCCCACCTCCGTTCCGTCCCATTCGTACTCCGGGCAGTAGTGGATGGCGTAGGATGGCAGCCTATAGCCACGGTAATATTTCAACGTGGGCGCGGCCTCCCAGCCCTCCACCGGCTCCGGGTCCTTCTTCGTCCAGTTGCATCCGCCGCAGTACTTTGTGCACGTCCAGCAGGGCTGCATGTGATATTTCATGCGCCCACCTCTCCCCACCGGCTCACCATTGCCGCCAGCTCCTGCGGTGTCAGCGTCTCGATGTTTGCAACCTTACAGTCCTGCACCACGCTGTCGATCAGGCGCGACATCTGTTCCGTGTCGTAGGTGGAGCTGCCATACCACACCATCACGTTTACGCAGCCCTCCAGCTTGCTGGGAAACGTCTCCGCCATCCAGCCCAGCCCCTGCCGCTCCCAGCCCTTACAAAACGTCTCGGCGGCCTTCTCCCGCAGGCACAGCACGTCGCTTACGCCTCCGATGTTCCGTATCTCCTGCCGGTATATCTCCACGGCAGACACGCCGTAGTGGTCCGCCAGACGGTTCATCAGCGTCCAGCAGTACGCATTGGCGTCCTTGCTCCGGCCCTTGCCCTTGATGGTCGCGGTGTACTCCTTGCCGTCCTTCAGCGCGTCGCACACGTCCATCGCCGCCTTCGCCGACTTCACCCGCAGGCTGAGCCATGCGCCCTCGCTATCCTGCTGCCACTTGGCCGCGTCAACTGTTACCTGCTGCATATTGGCACCTCCTCCACCTGCGGCCACTTCCCGCGCTTTAGGCACTTTGCCAAATAGCGCAAGCGCGGAAGATACTGCATGTATATCCAGTCGCTGTCATACTCGATCTTGTGTGCGGAAAGCCTGTCAATGTCGATCGGCAGGAAAAAGTTCTCGTATTCCGCCCCCGTCATTCTATACGCAATGATCTGACAGTCCTTTCGCTTCCTAAAGATGCCGCAACCGCTGGCGTACATCTCCACTTGGCACTGCATCCAGTATCCCTTGGTGACCTTAAACAGCGGCTTGCTGTGTGTTTTTACCTCGTGTATCATGTCGCGGGTTTCGCCGTCGTAATTCACACGCAGCCGCAACCGCCGCACTTTTATCTGCCTATCTCTCGTTCGGACATTTGCGGCATCCAGTATCTTGTGTTCGTATGCCGTTCCGGCCTGCATCGCCGCGTTGGTAAAATGGTCTTTCCGGATACCAATCTTTACTGCCCACCACCTCCGGAATGTTTCCGTGTCCCACGACCCCATAATCGTCGCCGTGTCCGACGCGCCAAACCACCCGCTCCTATCGTGATTGCGGATCATAGTTTGCTGACCGCCTTTTCCAAATTATCCAGAGATGCGAAATAGCTCATCAGCTTCTGGAGTTGCTTGTCATTAATTCCCAGCCCAGACAACAGGTCTCTGTGGTCGAGGCCGTTGCGCTCCTTTGTCGTGATCAAACGCTCCAAGCGCTCCTTTACTGCCCAAATACTGTGGCGGCTCAGATCGTCCTCTCCGTCGTCGCTGTCGCCCTCCGCCCACAAGTCAAAACCTAATCCTGTCCGAACGGCAACGCCCTTTACAAACGCACGCGCCAGCGCATTATTGATCCGAAGCTGGTTCAACGTGTCGGAGTACACCACAAGGGATCCATTCAAAAGCGGCGTGTCATACGTGTACTCTGTGTCGTCGATGTGGATAAGTACCCGTACAAACCAACAATCCGTTTCCCTCCCCTTACTGGTGACCACCTTTGCCTGAGGCCACAGGTATGTTTTTGTTCCCGGGCACTCTACCGGCGTATACCACACGTTCTCCGCGCCGTTTTCATGCAGCAGCTTTACGCACTTCGCCCAACTTAAATACGGCACCTTAATGGTTTTCCCGTTCTCGTCCTTAGCGTCTCGCACATCGCAAAAAGGACGCACATCCAGTTTTACCAGCTCGTTAAATGATTTCAGCATTTCTTTTCCCTCCTGTGTTTACGTCTCATCCCAGGCATCCACCTCCCGGATGCACTCGTCGCACCCGACGATCTCGCCGTCCTCGTTCTTGTAAAAAGTGTCCGTCTCCGCGCCGCACACCGGGCACCGCGGCAGCGGCTCGTCCTTGGGTTCCGCCGGCCGCTCCGGCTCATAGTAAGGGTTCATACCTCCCGTCCCGCCTCCTTCAGCACCTTCCGCATGGGCTTCCGCCGCTTCAGGATGGCCATCGCCCTGCTGGTGTCCTGGTCGTACTGGCGTTGTATCTCCGCCAGATCGTCGCTTTGGTAGTGCCCGCGTCCGTCGCTGTCGTTCAAGATCATCAGTCCCTCGCACCGGGCGTTCTCCACTGCCTTGCGCATCTTCCGGTCCGTCATGCCCAGCCTTCCGGCCAGCTCCGCGCGGCTGATGGCGTTTCTGCGGCCTTTGGGGATAAGGCAGGCAATTCGCGCTGTCTCCGCCGTCTGCATGGGCAGTTCCGCGTTCTCGTCCTCGCCGTATAAGTACGCCCTGCTTGTCCGCAGCGCCGCCTCCAGTGCTGTCATGACCTCCTCTGTGGGCAGGCACGCGCCGTTTTCAAACCGGCTCACCATGCTCACGTCCATCCGTGGGTCTGTCAACTTCAGAATGCTGCTGACCGCCTCCTGCGTCAGACCCAGCTCCAACCGCCGTTCCTTCAGTCGGTTCATCGCTACACCTCCGTCCACTTGCCGTTCTTAACGGTGTACCACACGCCCGGTTTCAGCGTTTCGCCATCCACGATGCCAGACAAAATAGTGGCAATTTCTCCATTGTCCTTTCTTTCAACGCACACAATGGCGTTTCCACGACCTCCCATGACGCGGCCATAAAAGCCGGTGGTCATGGCCACGCCACTCACACCGGTGGCGGATGCTGCGCCCCTCACACCGGTGGCGGATGCTGC